TTATTATATAAACAAAGATAATACAGAAACTACAGCTACAATTGATATACCAAGTGGTGCTGAAAGATGTTTGATATTTCATACATTTGATTTAACAAAACCATTAAAGAATTAAACGTTGAAGGTAATTCAATAACTAGTGAGGACGTGGGTGCGATTCCCACCACCTCCACCAATTTAAAACACATACAAGTGTGCTTTGAGGGGGTGAGTTAGATTCGACTACTACTAAAAGTTACTGGAGTTTAATCGCTGACAACGTAATGTCAAATTATAAATGCTAACGAAAGTTATGCACTAGCGGCCTAGGTCGCTGGGGTTTGCCTGTACCTTGCAACAGAAACAGGCACAGAATTGGCGCCAAGGGGTGGGGATGCGAGAGTGGAACCACCCTTTACAAATCTATGAAAGTATGATATAATAAGAATATGAATAGCAAAGAATTTTCACTAAAAATAGAGTTATTAGTTAAAGAAAAAAGAGTATCTTATATGGATGCTATAATTGACTATTGTAATATAAATGACATTGATGTAGGAACTGTTAAAGCAATGGTTAATAAGTCATTGAAAGAAAAAATAAAAAATGAAGCAGTTAATCTAAAAATGATTAAAGAGAAAAAAGGTGGCGTATTACCAGTATGAACGGATTAGAAATATTATATCATATGTTATTCGTAGAACCTGAATCTTTTTTATGGGGTTTAATTACAATGGGTATTATAATTGCTATTTTAAGTTTTTTATTTGATATTGGCGCTGAACAAAATAATGAATAGGAGAATATAATGGAAAGAATACCAGAACATACATTTAGATGTAGATTTCAACATAAAGCAATCTTTATTTGGAAAGATGTAACAACAGATCAAATGTTTAAAGACAAGAAGGTAGTAATGTTTGGACTACCAGGTGCATTTACACCGACTTGCTCATCAAAACAATTACCAGAGTACGAGGAAAAATACGACCAGTTTAAAGAATTAGGTATAGATGATGTATATTGTATATCAGTAAATGACTCTTTTGTAATGAATGCTTGGGGTGGTAGTTTTTCTCCTAAAGTAGAAAAGACATTTTTATGTCCTGATGGTGACGGTAAATTTACAGAAAAAATGAATATGTTAGTAGATAAACCTGCTAATAAATTTGGTAAAAGAAGTTGGAGATATTCTGCTTATGTTGAGAATGGTGTAATAAAGAAAATGTTTGTTGAACCAGGTAAGAATGATGAGGGTAAAGACGAAGACCCTTTTGAAGTATCAGGTGCTCAAACAATGATAGATTATTTAAAGGACAATAAGTAATAAATGTATGGAGGGTTTGATGTTTTTAGAGTCTATATGGCAGTTAAATTACATTTTACTACCAACTATAATTATTTTGACTATGATGGTAAGGTAAATATTAAACTAGATACATTTACAAAAAGAAATGATAGATATTTTTTTCATAAACTTAGCACAAAATATAAACAAGATGAAATACTTGATTTCTTTGTTGCAAATTTTATTGATAAAGACAAGAACTGGATTGGTAATTTATTAGAAAATGATGGACGAGAGATTTATTTTAATTACAAAAAAGTTAAAGACAACTTTAAGTTTCATTTTAGAAACGACTTTGTTAATATTCTTAATGATTTTGGCAGTAAGCGGATTTCTTTTGATGACGGTTTTGTTTGCAATAGCGGACAACATCCACGACTTTTACGTTTACTTATCCAGAGGAGAACGTCTTTCCAAACCTTCGTTGTGCTTGACCAAGTCCTATCGTTTATCAAAAATTGGAATGTGGAAATTAAAGAGAGGGTTGTGTGGCCTAAAATCGCACATAAGGTTGCCAAGTTGAAACCTTTTATAAAATATAACTTAACAGAATGTAAATTAATAATGAAAGAGGTAATCAAAAATGAAACCTAAAATAGATTTTATATCTTTAGTATCAGGTGTAGATAAAACTATGCCTATAATAGAGGCAAGTAAACATAAACCATCTTGGATTAAAAAAGCGGCTGCAGATTTTAAACAATTAGGTTCTATAACTCAACAATTAAGAGGTGGGCAAGAAATGTATGCTGACCCTATGAATCAAAAATTTAATCCTGCTGAAACTAAACACACATCTAAATGTCCTGCCTTGCAGATGTATCATAACACAGGTTATATTTTAAGAACACATACAGATATTTTGTTAGATGTAAGTCCTGATAGACAACATTTTCAATCATCAATACCTGGTGGCAACCAAGAAAGTAGACCAATAATATCATCACATATGAATCAATCATTTTATCCATTCTTTGAAAACTGGCCAAGCAACACAATGAAAAAAGTATTGAAATTTGATTTACCTTGGGTAGCAAGAATACCTAAAGGTTATAAGATGTTACAAATGCACCCTATGTACCAAGATGAAAATAGATTTACTACTTTGTCAGGTATACTAGAACCACATCTAGGACACGCTGCTATAGGTACTGTACCTTTCTTTTGCCACTTTACTGGTATAGAAACAATTAAGGCTGGAACACCTGTTGCTCAATTTATATTAATACCTGATGAACAAGAAGCTGAAGTCATTGATATTGAAAACGACAAAAATTATATGAAAGAAAGATCAATGAATTATTTACAATTAAATGAATCGTTTAATAGAAACTATGGTAAAATAAGAGAGTTTTGGAAGAAGTACGGTTGGTAGTATGAGTAGAGTATTTTGTATAGGTAATGGTGAAAGTAGAAAACATTTAGATTTAGAAACATTAAGACCATACGGCAAGATATATGGTTGTAATGCTCTGTATAGAGATTTTACACCAGACGTAATTACTGCTGTTGATATGGGTATAATGCACGAGATATACAATTCAGGTTATGCACAAAACAACAAGTGTGTGTTTAGAGATTGGAACACAATGCCTGGTGAAATGTACGAACAATTATTATATGCAGGTCAAAACTATTCAGACCAAGATTATGAACTAATTAAAAAAGAAAATGTAATTAACTCTAATGAACGAGGTGATAGAAAAGAGTTTGTATTACACGGTTCTAATTTAGCAGGTGTAGTTGAAATATTAAAAAAGAATAAGACTAGAGAAGAAAAGAAAGTTAATCATACTTCTATAAATGTTAGTTGGGTTACAAGTGATGATAAGGTCAGAGCAATAAATGACCATATGATTAATACTTCAGGTGATACAAAAGATAGAGGTTGGGCTGCAGGTCCTACTTCAGGTTATTTTGCAGTAAAAGATAATCAACCTGAAGAGGTTTTTTTATTAGGACACGACTTGGAGAGTTATAATAATCAATTAAATAATATTTACAAAGACACAAAACATTATGGATTAAAAGAGGCACACAAGACACCTAGTACAAATTGGATAAATCAATGGTTAGAATTAATGAGAGAAAATCAAAACATCACTTTCTATAAGGTAAATCCTAAGGGTGGTGATGGTTCAGATCCTATTAGTACAATACCAGAGGCGTGGACAAGAGAGAAAAATATTCAATATATAGATTATATCACGCTTGACAAAATGCTCAAATAGTGATATAATGAAATTATGTTAGACGGAATAATATATACAATATTGAATTGGGTTGATACCACTTCTCACAAGATTAGACAATATATGATTAACAAGTCATTACCTAATCCTTGTAAATCTGCTAGTGAATGGCGAAAAGATTATGAAAAGTGGAAGAAAAACTCTACTAAATAGTAATACATTCCGATTAAACAGGAATATACAAATACAACGAATACAATAATAAGGAGAATACGAATATGGATTTTGAAACATTAAAATCATCATCAAGTAATTTTGATAAACTTACAAAAGCACTTGAAACAAACCTCAATCCTGAGGATTCATCAAACAAAAACAAATACCAAGACGACAGATTTTGGAAACCAGAGTTAGACAAAACTGGTAACGGTTATGCTGTTATTAGATTTTTACCTGCTGTTGAAGGCGAAGACTTGCCTTGGCAAAGAGTATGGTCTCACGCTTTCCAAGGAACAGGTGGTTGGTATATTGAGAACTCATTAACAACTCTTAATCAAAAAGATCCTGTTAGTGAAGAAAACACAAGACTTTGGAATACAGGTGTTGATAGTGATAAAGAAATTGCTAGAAAGAGAAAAAGAAAATTATCTTACTACTCAAATATTCTAGTGGTATCTGATCCAAAACATCCAGAGAACGAAGGCAAAGTGTTCTTATACAAATTTGGTAAAAAGATATTTGATAAGATAACAGAATCAATGCAACCTGCTTTTGAAGACGAAGCGGCAATCAATCCGTTTGACTTCTGGAAAGGTGCAAACTTTAAATTAAAAATCAGAAAAGTTGATGGTTATTGGAACTATGACAAATCTGAATTTGAAGGCGTGTCAGCACTTGCTGATAATGATGAGAAGATTAAATCTATTTGGTCATCACAACACGCTTTAAAACCGTTTTTAGCGGCTGATAATTTTAAAACCTATGAGGAACTCAAAGAGAAGCTGAATAGGGTGTTATCGGGTGCTAGAAAAACTGAAACCGTTGCTGTTGCAGACCTCCCGCCTCAACAAAATGGTTCAGCAAAAAGTATAAATGAAAGTCCAGTTGCTAGTGATGATGACGATACAATGTCATACTTTAGTAAATTAGCAGAGGACGAGTAATACTCTCTCTCTTGGTACATACTTTTAGGGCGCTTTAGGTAACTAAAGTGCCCTTTTTTAAGCATAAATATATCATATGCCTAGTATATTAGATCCATTAGTTGACAAAGCCGCAGGTGCAAGAAAAGGCGCTGCTTGGTACAAAAACGCTATATCTTCTATCGCAGATAGAGTATCAGCAAGAAAACTAATGAGTCAAGGTAAATTAAATGGCAGACCAAGTATTGGTCGTTTAAATATGTTCTTTTATGACCCTAAATATAAGAAGACATTACCATATTATGATACATTTCCTTTAGTATTACCTATTGAGAGAATACCAGGTGGATTTGCAGGGATTAACTTTCACTATTTAAGACCTGGTGCTAGATTTACTTTGTTACAAAGATTACAAAGATTTTCTATAAGGAATGAGGTATCTAGTAGAAATAGATTTGATGTCAGTTATGATAGGGTTAAGAATATTCCATTGGTAAAGAATACAATTAAAAAATATTTGTACTCTCACGTGAGATCAAGTTTTTTAAGAATAGATTACGACAAGGCTGCGTTATCAGTTTATTTACCTGTGGCACAATTTAAAAAGGGGAGTCCATACTAATGGCAATACTACGAGGCGGAAAACGAATTGGTGGTTATGATGTACGTATCGGTATACCACGAGATAGATCGTTAGATGATGTAGCAGGTGACGATAGATTACAAAGACGACAAGGTAGCAATCCTGAAACTACAATAGGTCGTTTTCAATCCTATGTAAATGAGGCAGAAGGATTTGCTAGAAAGGCAAGATTTTATGCTGAATTTAATTTACCTAAAGGTATATCAAATGGTGCTTTATTTTCAGAAGGTTTTGAAGACACATCATCAGCAGCACTAGAGAAACAAGCATTTCCTACACAAACAGATTTACTTGCTGTACAACAGGCAAATGGTAGACGAGTAAGAGCATTTTGTTCTTCAATTAGTATGCCTGAAAGAGAGATGTCAACGAAAGAAATTAGACACGGTAATGCACCCGCTAGAAATTTTGTATATGATATGAAATCAGCAGGTATATCAGCAACATTTTATGCTGATAAATTTATGAGAGAAAGATCATATTTTGAATTATGGCAAAAATCTGCTATGTCAACATCTGAAACATTTAACACAAACTATTATGATAACTATGTTGCTAATTTAAACATATTTCAATTAGGTCAATTTGCTAGCAGACAAGAACGGGATGATATAACTTATGGTGTACAATTGATAGATTGCTTTCCTACCAAAATAGGTGCAGTAGAATATTCCCACGATGCTAATAATATACAAACAATTGATGTAGATTTTTCATTTAGATACTGGATTAATTACTTTATAGATAAACAAGGTAATATAGAATTAGGTAGTCCTCTTGGTAAGGTACCTGAAATTAAGAATAACAAAGGAATTTTTGGTAGTTTAATAAATAAATTGCCACCTGAATTGAGAAGGGCAGGTAGAGATGTACTTAACGATTTAAGAAGACGAGTACCTCTAGGTAGAGTAACTGGCGGAAGAGTATTCCCACCATTTAAAATACCACCACTAAATATTTAAATATAATAAGGAGTTATAATGGCGTTACCAATAGTTGAAACACCTAGATATGAGTTGACTTTACCGTCAACAGATATGAAAGTACAATATAGACCTTTTCTCGTTAAAGAGGAAAAAGTTTTATATATGGCACTTGAATCAGGTGATGAAAAAGAAATGCAATCAGCAACAAAAGATATTTTACGTGCTGTAACATTTAATAAGTTAGAAGTAGAAACATTACCTACTTTTGATGTAGAATATATTTTCCTACAAGTGAGGGCAAAATCAGTAGGAGAAGTTGCTAAATTTAAGATTATTTGTCCAGATGATAATACAACCTATGGCGATGTGGAGGTTGACATATCAAAAGTTGAGGTGCAAGTTGATGACGCACACACAAATGACGTTTTGTTAGACGAGAAAAGAAAATTAGGCGTGATTATGAAGTATCCTAATATGAAAGTGTTATATGACACACAAGGTGTTAAGGCACTTAATTATGAGGATATTATTAATTTAATTATAGGTTGTGTTGATTACATTTACGAGGGTGAAAAAAATTATCCTACAAAAGAGTCAACAAGAGAAGAATTAAAAGAGTTTTTTGAAAACTTAGCACAAGAACAGTTTGCTAAATTAAGAAAATTCTTTGATACTATGCCTAAATTAAGACACGAAACAAAAGTGAAGAACCCGAAGACAGGAGTTGAGAGTACAGTTACCTTCAGCGGGTTACAAGATTTTTTCGGATTAGCCTCTCCCACAACAGCCTAGAGGCGTTATTTGAAATTAATTTTGCACTTATGCAACATCATAAGTATTCACTAACGGAGATTGAGGCAATGATACCGTGGGAAAGAGATGTATATGTATCTTTATTGATACGATATATTAAAGAAGAAAACGAGAGAAAAAAAAGAGAACAAACTAAAGGATAATTATGTTTGAAGAACAGAAAAAAGACGCAGTAGAAAAGATTAAATGGGTATGGTGGTTTCTAAAAGAAGAATTGCCACAATTTCTATCTAATTGGAGAACAGTACCTAGAATTATGATGTTCTTATATGGTTTGGTATTTTATAACACAATGCAATGGTTTATGGCATTAGAGAATCCTAATAACGCACAGGCAGGGTTTGTGTCAGTTGTAGTTGGGGCTGGTGCTGCTTGGTTTGGGTTATATGTAAATGGCAAATCATCAAAAGTACAATCAAAAAAATATAAAGATACAAGTATAGGTTAATAAATGGCATTACCGAAAATAGATAAACTATCAAGTGAATTTACTGTATCAGAAAATGATTCAGACGCAGTAAAGGTAGAGATAGAAAAATTAGGACAATCAATACAAGAGTCAAGTAGTCTAGGTTTAAAGGCTGCTACACAAGCAGTTGTTGGTAATGTTCCTCAAATGATAAAAGAATTAACTGAAGATATAAAATCAGGTTCTATTGATAACTTTGCAACAGCAATAAACAAACTCATTAAACTAACTACTGAATTAGGAATTGATTTAAGAGATTACAATAAAGAATTAGCAGAAACGGTAGATAAGTTTACTAACAAACAAATGAAGTTAGAGGATAAACTAACTAAATTTAGAGAAATGGGTTTAAAAGCAGAAATTAAAAATGGTGAAGTAAAACTATTAACTCAACGAGATGTATTCAAGGCACAAAAAGAAAAAATTAAAAATGAAAGATTAATTGAGTCTAAAGTTGCTGATAGAGCAAAATTACAGGCAGATATAGATAATAAAGTTTGGGAAAATAGTAAGGCAAGAACAAAGGCACAAGATAAAATAGTAAAAAACGAAGAAGAAATTGCTCAATTAAGATTAGATAACGAAGAAATAGATAAGAAAACAGGAACGACAGCAGATACAGGTTTTAGTGGCAATGATGGAGGGTTTAGTAAACTTTCTGAATTGAAAGAGGCATTTATGGTAATACCTGATACTATTGCAGACGCATTTGGTCAATTTGCTAATGTAGGTAAAAAAGCATTTTCAGGTTTTATGACTTTCCTAGGTGCCCCATTAAAAACAATAGGTAAAATGTTTAAATCTATTGCTAATATATTCAAAACTGCTAGAATAATGATCGCATTAAAGGTACTTGCTGTTATCGCTGCCTTTCAATGGGTTGCAGAAAACATAGATATGATTGCTGGTGTATTTGTAAA